CACAATGAAGAACAATTCTAACATTGGTCGTAATCTATTCTACATTCTTACCGATGAAATGTCAGGCAAATATCTTGGTGTTATCTGTATCTCCTCAGACTTCCTGGACTTGACTCCGAGAGATAATGCAATCGGATGGTCGAGAGATGTTAAGACACAGCAACACATGATTAATCATACGGCAATTGGATCCACTATCGTTCCGTTACAACCACTAGGTTTTAATTACATGGGTGGTAAGTTATTGGCATTGATGTGTTTATCTGATACAGTTCAGAAAGATTGGAAGCGGCAGTATGGTGATGTTCTTGCTGGAGTTACCACAACATCATTGTATGGCAAAACTAAAGCAGGTGGTCTATCACAGTATGATGGACTTGAACATTGGACACCAATGGGATTCTCCTCAGGTTCAGTTGCGTTTGAACCATCAAGAGCAACCAAAAGAATTGTATTTGATTGGATTAAAGAGAAACATACTCGTAAATATTTTGAATGGTGGGAAGCCAAGAATACACAAGGCTTGCCACTCAAGCGTGACCACAAAAATCGTTCATTGAATTTTGCTTATTCTAAGTTACAGATACCAAAAGAATTGATTCGTACCGAACATCAGAGAGGTATCTATTTTAGTCCTCTCTATAATAATACTAATGAATTTCTCCGCAAAGAGATTACAGAAGATAAACTGGTAAAGTCATTTGATACCAGTGAAGAAGCTTTGGGTAATATTTGGAAAACCAAATATGCCAAAGGCCGAATTAGGCAACTACAGAAAAAAGGCAATGTTTCATATGAAACACTTTTCTATAATGACCTAATCAAAATGTCTTGGGAAGAAACCAAGGCCAAATATTTGCCACAAGTTGGCAGATAAAAAAGTATACCACAAATATACTTGACACACACACATATATAATGTTATGATGTGAATACTTGCAACAAGCAAGGTTATTTTATTAACTTACTATGGAGTTTTATATGAAGAAGCAATTATCCGCTAAACAAAAGATCCTCAATTACTTGAGCAAATCTGAAGGTTACAACACTTTAACTGTAGCACAAGCTCGTGCTCGTTTTGGTATTCAAAACGTATCTGCTCGTGTTGACGAGTTACGCCAAGAAGGTCACTGCATTTACACCAACACAGTTCGCCGTGGTGATGGTACAAAGGTTCGTGCCTATCGCATGGGTAAACCAACCAAAGCTATGGTTCGTGCAGCATTGTCTGCTGGTTATAGTTTCAACTAAGCTATCGCTTATCAGGGGAGTTCGTTAACAACGATACTCCCTTTTTTTATTCTCGGAGAACAAATGGAAATTTCAATTAAAAAAGAAGAACTACAAAAAAAGAGCCTGTTTGTAGCCACACCAATGTATGGTGGTATGAATCATGGTTTGTATATGAAAGCCTGCCTTGATTTACAAGGTCTTTGTATGCAATACAATGTGCAAATTAAATTTTCATTTCTTTTCAATGAATCGTTAATCACTCGTGCAAGAAATTATTTGGTCGATGAATTCATTCACCGTTCCGATTGCACACATATGTTGTTCTTAGATTCAGACATTTCATTTAATCCACAAGATGTGATTGCATTACTGGCACTTGATAAAGAAGTTGCAGGTGGTCCTTATCCTAAGAAAGCGATTAAGTGGAAATCAGTTAAGAAAGCCGTTGAAAGAAAACCTGATATCGAACCACAAACACTAGAAAAAGTTACTGGTGATTATGTGTTTAATCCTGTCAAAGGTACTGCACAGTTTTCTGTAACACAACCATTAGAAGTATTAGAAATTGGTACTGGATTCATGATGATTAAGCGTGAAGTATTTGCCAAGATGGAAGAAGCATATCCAATGATTCGTTATAAACCAGACCACGTTGGCCAAGCCAATTTTGATGGCACACGATACATTCATGCTTTCTTTGATACAGTCATTGATACAAAAGATAGTATCGTTGGTGGCGGCTCGGATCGTTACCTATCAGAAGATTATATGTTCTGTCAGATGTGGCGTAAAATTGGTGGTTCGATTTGGTTATGTCCATGGATGAGAACAGCACATATTGGTACCTATCATTTTACTGGTGATATGCCTGCTGTGGCAAATTATGTTGGAGAAATGTAATGAGTGAGGTGAATGGACCTTATGGTTATAAGATTGCAGATGAAGTAAAAGCTTCTCAAAATGCAACAACTGGTGGTCGTAAGTTTGATGGTGGTAAATTACAGTATGGTTTAATTCCACCTCTAGCACTCAAAGCAACAGTAGAAATTCTTACCTTTGGTGCAGAGAAGTATGAACCAGACAATTGGAAATATGTGCCAGATTCCAAGCGTAGATATTTTGATGCCATGCAACGGCATCTGTGGGCTTGGAAAGAAGGAGAGATTAATGATCCTGAATCTGGTAAACATCACTTGGCACACGCCATGTGTTGCCTAATGTTTTTGTATGAACATGATGTTAAGTATTCCAAAGAATAACTTGACAATGTATTTAAAACGTAGTATGATTAAAGGACTTTTACATAATGGAGAATCAAATGAAATTAACTAAAGACACACTTGATGTATTGAAAAATTTTGCATCAATCAATTCTGGTATGGAGTTTAAAAAAGGTAATACAATTCGTACCATGTCATCAGGCAAAACTGTTCTTGCCAAAGCCACTCTGAAAGATGAGTTTCCACAAGACTTTTGTGTATATGATTTGAACCAGTTTTTATCCGTTCATTCAATGTTTGATAATACAGAGATTGAATTTGATGATAAGAATGTCATCTTTAAAAGCGGTACTAAGAAGTCTACCAAGTATCGTAAGACAGCCAAAGAAATGATTGTCACGGCACCAGATAAAGAACTAAGTCTGCCATCTGTTGATATCACTTTTACACTTACTAAAGAAGATTTTGCTGACTTGTTAAAGAGTGCTTCAATTCTTCAATCACCACACATTGCTGTTGAATCACAAGGCGATAAGATTGTTTTGACTACCTTCAATGCCAAAGATGATTCTGCACATACCAATTCTATTGAAGTTGGTGAAGGCAATGGTAAGAAATTTAAGATGGTGTTTTTGACTGACAATCTTAAAATGATTCCTGGTGGTTATGATGTTGAAATCTCTGCCAAAGGACTGGCCACATTTAAAAACAAGTCTGTTGATATTCAATATTGGGTCGCAACTGAATCTAAAGAATCTAAATTTGAAGGATAATTATGTTAGTATATTTTACTGATGTGGTTTCAAAAAATAAAGTCGCTGTCAATCCAAAATATGCTGTTGCAGTTTTTCCTGTTGCTGAAGGTGAGTTAAAAGGAAAAACAATCATCAGCTTAGTGAATGGTTCAGTTGCTGTAGAAGAATCACAAATTGATGTCGTTGGTGTCCTTCAAGGACAAATTGAGTAGTATTTTTGTTGTATATTTTATTATGAGGTATGTGAAATGGAACATTTATTATGGGTCGAAAAGTATCGACCAGCTAGAATAGAAGATTGTATTCTACCAGATGGCATCAAGGAAACTTTTCAGGAGTTCGTTAAGAGAAAAGAAATACCAAATCTTCTTTTATCTGGTACGGCAGGTGTTGGAAAAACAACAGTTGCTAAAGCATTGTGTAATGAGATTGGTTGCGATTACATTATCATCAATGGCTCTGACGAGTCTGGCATTGATGTCCTTCGTAACAAAATTAAAAACTATGCTTCATCAGTTTCTCTTATGGGTGGCCGTAAAGTTGTCATCATTGATGAGGCTGATTATCTTAATCCCAATTCAACTCAGCCTGCTCTACGGGGAGCCATTGAAGAATTTGCATCAAACTGCTCATTCATCTTCACTTGCAATTTCAAAAATCGTATCATTGATCCGATCCACTCCCGTTGCTCTGTTATCGATTTTAAAATCAATGGTTCTAAACCAAAACTGGCTGCACAATTCTTTAAACGAGTTGAAAACATCCTTTCACAAGAAGGAATTACATACGACAAAGAAGTGGTCGCAGCTGTTATCACGAAACACTTTCCAGACAATCGTAGAATTCTTAACGAACTTCAACGATATTCGGTTGCTGGTACAATTGATAAAGGTATTCTTTCTAGTGTTAGTGATATACAACTTGCTGATTTACTTCGAGCCCTCAAAGAAAAAGACTTCGCCTCCGCCAGGAAATGGGTTACGAACAATCTTGACAATGACCCAGCCAGAATCTTCCGTAAACTATACGACAGTTTATATGAATCTTTAAAGCCACAATCTGTTCCTCAGTTGGTTTTAATTCTTGCTAAGTATCAATATCAAGCAGCCTTTGTTGCTGACTCTGAAATTAATCTCATCGCTTGTTTAACTGAAATCATGGTAGATTGTGAGTTCAAATGAAAAACATGACCAAAGAAGAAATGATGAATGAACTCGGTTTAGCCGGAGAAAAAATCATTATCAATATGTTGAGTGAAGAAGGTTGTAGAATTAAAAGTTCTGTTGATAAATTTGATTCAGAAAAAGATTTATTGGTTGACGATAAAAAGGTTGAGGTCAAAACTCAAGTGCCTTTTATTATGCAAAATGCTTTTACATTTAAACCAAATCAATTAAATAAATGTAGGTCAGTTGATGTTCTTTATTTTGTTTCAGTACCACCTCCACGGCATCAAGATAAGTGGGCTGGCTGGATTTTTAGAGTAGAACCTAAAAACTTTAAAACAAGAAACTACACAACCAAAGATGGTCGTAACATGGTTCTAATTGATAGAGAACAAGAAGCTTTAAAGCCAGTTAGAAAAATGACTGAACAAGAAATGGCTGAATTACAAAAGTATACAGTATCAGGATATTAATATGCCTGATTTGTTCAAAGAGATTATTCCCTCAATACTTCAAACTAAGAAGTCTGTAATACACGATGACATTGATGCAAAAGACTATACACCTTTTGTGGTCAACCGTGCCTTGTCATATCATATGGATTGTGTTCTATATGCCAACGAGATGAACCTTCATCCAGAGTTGGAAAAAGACCTTCAATATCAATATCTTCTAAATACCATCAGGTCAATGAAACGGAAATTTCAACCGTGGCAGAAAACAGAGACCGATAAGAACATAGATTGCGTAAAAACCTACTTCGGTTACTCTAACCAGAAGGCTAAGGAAGCTTTACGAATTCTTAATGATGACCAAATCGCTGAAATAAAAAGAAGAACAGATAAAGGCGGAACATGATTAACATTACTGATTTAGTTGAGGTGACTTTGAATGAGAATGACGATTTCCTCAAAGTCCGTGAAACACTCACACGCATTGGTGTAGCATCTAAAAAAGACCAAACCTTATTCCAATCGTGTCATATACTACACAAAAGAGGCCAATACTATATTGTCCACTTCAAAGAGTTGTTTGCCTTAGATGGTAAACCAACTGATATTACCGAAAATGACTTGTCCCGTAGGAATGCCATAGTAAAGTTATTGGCTGATTGGGGTCTGGTAACTGTTGTCCGAAAACAACAGATTGAAAACCCACCACCAATATTCCTCAGCCAGATTAAGATTCTTTCCCATAAAGAGAAGGATGACTGGCAATTAGTACCAAAATATAATATTGGTAAGAAAACACAGGACTATTGACAAGTTGTATAAATAATAGTATACTAATGGTGCGGTGCTCAATGAGGCCGCAATTTTTGATTAACTCGCTTAACTAAGGAGCAATAAACATGACTACAAGTCTATTACCAAGTCTATTTGACTTTCACAAAACGCTGGATCCATTCACCGTTGGCTACGACAAATTCTTCAAAGACATTGAAGAAGTTACCAAAAATGTAACCAAGAATGTACCATCGTATCCCCCATACAATATCAAACAAGTAAGCAAGAACAAGTATGTCATTGAAATGGCAGTTGCTGGTTTTGCCAAGTCTGATATTGAAGTAACTCTTGAAGGTAATAAATTGGTCATCAAAGGCTCTGCAAAAGAAGATGAACTTAAAGAAGAAGAAAATTTCCTCTTTAAAGGAATCGCTAACCGTAACTTCTCACGTTCATTTACATTGGCTGACAAAATTGAAATTGGTCAGGCAGAAATGGTAAATGGTATGTTGCGTGTATGGTTGGAAAATCTTGTGCAGGCTCAAGATACCATTAAAAG